CCCTTATATTTGATACTTAATCTAGGATTAAGCTACGTTACCGAAGTCACCGTATACAAACGCACCACCGTAGTAGATTGGGAATGCAATTCTTGCCTCAACACGAACAGTTACCAAGTTCTTTTGGAAGTTGTCGCTATCGAACTCAGAGAATTGAACACCAATACCAGTATGCTGCATGATTTGAGCACCCATGTTCCAGTCACCTACTAAGAACTTGTCTTGAGCAATTGCAGTAGATTGGAATACTGGAATACCAGCGATATTGATTTGACCGTTGTTATCGATTACGATAGAACCAGGTACAGAGTAAGGACCAGATGCAGTCTTAGTCTTTAAGATAGAAGCCCAGTCTAATGGGTTAACTAAGATACCAGTAGCATTGTAGTCAGCAGAAGCAACTTGTGCAACAGCGTCTACTAATTGCTCAACGTCAACAGTTGAAGTACCTGTAGCAGCAGAAGCAGCAACAGTCAAACCTGTTAAGTTAACACCAGAACCAGAACCGTTTAATAATTGAGCATCTTCAGCTAATAAATATCTTTCTAACAAACGAGCTTGTAAGAAAGAAGTCATTGCTGGGATATCTTCTAACATTTGACGAGAGATTTGTAAAGAACCTGCAATGTAACGTGCAGGAGCATCTGTCATTGTTAAACTCATATCTACAAAATTCTTTGCAGAACCTTCAGTTTGAACACCTACTGTTCCAGTCTCACCAGTTTCCTTAGGGAAAGTGAATAAACCTTGAGAGATGCTACCGATTGGTAATAAACTTCTAACGTGTACTTTTCTTTGAGGGAAAGAGTAAACTTGGTTAGCATATTCACGAGGAATAGAACCAGTCAAGTTTGCACTTTCTGTCATTACTGTAGCTTTAGTGTCTAATTCAAATCTTGTGCTCTTTTGTTCGCCACGAGCAAACTTAGAGATTGAATCAGCGTTCTTTTCGATTTCAATAGCTAAAGCACTGTTGAAACTCTTAACTTCTTGATTGTTCATTTTAGAATTGTTTTTTGCTTGGAATTTATCCAATTCGTCTTTTAATACTGCAATCTCAGATTTTACTGATTCGATTGCGTTGTTGCTTTCTGCTTTTGCAGAATCAAATGCTTCTTTAACTTCAGCTTTAACGCCTTCAAAAGCACCTTTTACTTCTTCTAAGTTCATTAGTTGAAAATTTTGAATGATTGTAAATAGTTTACTAATTCCATCTCAGCTTTAACAGACGGGTTTGCGTCACCTTCCAATGTCTCTGCAGACGGTTGTGGTTCTACGTTAACTGTCTCTGCGTTATCTAACTCAGATAAGAATTGTTGTAATTGCTTTAATCTTAATTCTAACAACTCAAATGTTGCATCTGTGAACTTGCCATCTCTTAAAGACTTAATCGTTTTAGCGATGTTGTCAATAACTTCTGACTTCATTTCAGATTTAACATTTACTGTTGGTGTATTAGGATTAGCTCCCCATAAAACTGAAGAACCTTCAAACAATTTAATTTCTGTGATTTCATTGTACCCAGACTTAGATTGACTCTTAGTCGTTTGGAATCCAATGCTATGCTCTGTAATATGGCCATCCTTGTACAACTCATATAGGTCATTACCTAAAGTTGTATTAGGAAGCTTTACTTGGCCTTTAAGGCCGTAACCATCTTCTACTAAAGAGAATGGTTTTGCTACAGGCTTATCAGTAGAATGGTTCATTAAATGCCATACTCTGTTTTTACCTTGAGGACCATTTTCTTTTAATGTCTTTGTGAAAGCACCTGGAGTGATTACATCTCCATCGCTATCAACGTTACCAAAAGCAGAATAATAGACAGTGATTGTTCTACTGCTATCCTCCATATCAACTGGAGTTCCACTTACCGATTTAGTGTTATAAAAGTTACTCATATTTATTTTTTAGATATACACTGTACAGCATCTGCAGTTGCAGTTATTTATTGCTCCGCCTGATGCGTCATGCGTATATTGCATTTCTATTACTCCGTAGTTAGGTGTATTAACCATGAATGGTTGATTTACGTCTATTCTAACTCCGCCAGTATCTGGATTCGTTTGGTTATCTAATTGTAAATGCCACTTACGAGGCTGATTTACATAGTCTCCATGAACCCATTGCTTTTGCAAAGGTATATTAACTTTTTGTGCTGCTCCCATAGCTCCTGTTGAAAGTGCTTGATGAGATTCAGTTCTTGCAATTAATAAACTCCTTGCATTGTTTATCTTTCCTTCTCTTAATAGCTGTATAGCCATTGCATCAACTTCTGAGGTGCTTAGGTTATGTTCTTGGCCATATCTAATGGCTTCTGATAATATTCTAGCAATTTCCATGTCGGTAGTGTTTTCTATGCCGTACATTTTAGGTCCGCCATAAGTTGTCCAATAACCGAGCATAAACAAAGCCCAATCTTTTAGGATGGAACTAATGTCAAAGTCTAGAGAATCTGATTTTTTATACTTGTCAAATATCTTTTGGTATTCCATAGCAGTTCTGCCACCAACACCTTCATACAAAGTTCGTAAAATATTATTAATATTCGTACCATCAAAAAACGACTTTTGGTAGTTGGCTACTTGAGTCGTTCCTAATTCTTTTACAAGCTGTGCAGCTTTATCAAAATCTTTTTGAAGTGCAGCCTTAATCTTTGGCCTAAATTCAGTGATTGATTTCCTTGCAATTTTTTGTTGCAAAGCAAACTGCTGAGATGGGTAAAGAATTTTAGGCATCTATCTTGTCTAACATTTTTCCTGCAGCTGTAAATACAGCATCAAGTCCTTGTTGAGCACTTCTTTGTCTGATAGCAACTAAACCTGCTCTATCTACGTTCTTAAAGTCTGATGTGAAAATATAATGGTAGTGGTCTTTAGACTTAGGGTCAGCTTCGCTTTTAATTCCTAAGTTCCATTTAGCATAAGCTTCTAAACCATTAGCATCGATATATGCATTTTCTTCTGCTGTAGTTGGATGATTCCAAGTAGAAGGTTTAATTACTTTTCCTTCAGCAATCAAGCTATTAGCATGAGATATGCCAGAAGGGTTTGTTTTATCTGTTTTCTTTACTTCGATGTTGCTTAATGCAGCTTCTAAAGCGTCAAATGACTTAAATTCCATATTAACAAAGTGTTAGTTGATAAATAGTTTCTGCTACTAATTGTGCAACTTCGTCTACTTGGTTTTGAATCCAAGTTTCTTGATAGATGCCATTTCTTTCAGTTTGAATGTAGCTATACAAACTTTGGAAGTATAAGATTACGCTTTCGCAATCTACATAGTCTTTTAAGGTTTGTACAGAGTAACCTTGAGGTCTACCATACACACCGCTAGTTGATTCTACTAATCCGTCTACCAAGTCTACAATTTCTGTATAAAACATATCTAAAGCCTTATGAACTTCAAATTCATCTGTTTGGTGATGCCAAACAATAGCTTGTTGTTTAGAGTTATGTAATTGTGAAATAAATTCTACAAATGTTGCCATGATTTTTATTTTACTGGTGGAATATTATAATCTCCTTGTTGTTGAGCATTTCTAGGGTCTTGAAGCATCGTTACTTCCGCTATTGGTAAATAACCAGCAGGAATGTAAATCTCATCCATTGTTTGGTCGTTTACAGGGTCATAACGCATAGCTTGTCTCTTTTCGTTAGGTGTAATCCACCAAGACTGAGAAAGGATAGAAGACAATTCTTTCATGTCTTCTTGCAACTCTGGGAATACCGTAATATCGAAATCGATATAGTAATCTCTTCCCATTTCGTTAGCAAAGAATCTATTTAAAGCGTCACGAAGCATTACTAACTCAGGAAGGATAACTTGCGTTAACATTTCCTTTTTAGCTTCCTTCATGTTATTGTAAGTCTTGTTGTCTGGGTCGTTAAATAACGCAGAGTTAACTCCATAAACGTTACATAACTCACGAAGTGTGATTTTCTCAGACTCCAAGATGTTCAAGTCAACTGGGCTAAGACCCATATCAACCCAACCAAGTTTAGCACCAGCGACAATAATGTTTCCAGCGTTGCTGCTGATACCACCCAACTTTGTTCCGTATTGTTGGTAGAAATCTTCTTTCATCTTACCAGCTTGTTCTGGTCCAAAGTCACTTCCTTCATCTGCATACAAGATACCACGAGGTCCTTGATTCTGTAACATTGCTACAGAGGTGTCTTTAGCATCGTTTGAACGCTGTATAGTTCTGTAAGCAGCTTGTAGTGGACTTAGGCCATAAAGCTGTTGAGCATTGGTGTTGAACATAGGGTTGAAATACTTCAGGTGTATCACATCTTCCTTTGCAATCTTGTCCCATCCAACTAAAGTAAACCTGTAGCCTTCAACCCCATAAAGTGTACCATCGCTGATAATTGCGATATATTGAGATGGGAGACAAACTAATTCAGAAACTCTGTTGTTACCTACTCTGTTTGCCCATAGGTAAGAATTACCTGTAATTAACTTATAACCAATAACGTTTTCTAATAACTCAGAAAAAGATTGGTATTCGTTTGGTTG